CTCAATTAGGGTGAAAACTAGATCCTTGTTAGCGCGGATAGCACGCTTAACCATCTGAGGCTTGTCACCAGGCTCAATGCCTAGAGCAGCTCTGAACTTCTCAACGATCATCTTAGAAGCTTCCTTCTTAGAAACTTCCTTTAGTTCATTCTTAGCATAATCCTTTAGTAGCTCACTAAAGTTCATAAAATTCTCATTATCGTTATCAAATGCATTCTGCACAGTAACATTAAATCTCATTAAGTTCTTCATATTATCTTCCTCCTTTCACAAAATTAAACAGTGTAGCCAGTACCATCAGCCCAAGAAACGGTAGCACCGATCTCAGGAACAACTTTGCCAAAAGCATCTACAGATACGGTAAATACATCGTGCTTCTTCATGGGATACATTCTTGCACGAGAGCCCTGAGCATTGTAATAATTCTCTAGCTCCTGATAAATCTTTAGGAAATCGTTGGGCATTGTCTCAGGATTGTGTACGAAATAACCATCACAATCCTTAGTTAGCTCAAATCTGACCATAGTGCGGTTCATGTTGTAAACAATCTCAATAACCTTTGCTTCAAAATCACCAGCGAAAGCACTAACAGCATAGTACTCTCCTTCTTTGTAGTCACCAACGGTAACAATTTCGCCGTTGTCTCTATCTACATCCATCTCGCCAGATAGAATATGACCATCGCCATACACTGCGGACACACGAGAAATCTCTGCAACCCAGTGCTTATTAATTAAATCCTGTGCCATAATAAATCCTCCTATAATTTTTATTTTTAATTTTTAATTTAAAAAGAGATAACTCTTTATTAATTATGTATTTTAGTTAAAAAGATTGCCATAGGCTCTCTTTTTCTTGCTGTCTTTTGTATTATTAACAGCAAAACCAATGGTTTGTGGCTTTTCAATACTATCATTTGCTGCAAAATTTACAGCGAAAGAACTAAAGTCATCTAGAATTTCATCTGCTTTCTGAGAACACTCTTCAATAGAATAATCCTTAGAATTAGCAATTAGATTCTTGAATGCCTTAGTTTCTAGAACTTTAGCATACTTTTCATCGGCAAAAATAGCATCTTTCTTTGCCTGAAGCTGTGCGGCTTCTGTATCAACTTTAAACTGTGATAATTCATTATACTTAGCTTCAAGTGCTGCATAGTCTTCACGCATCTTTTCAATAGTGATCTTTTCAGACTCAGTAACGATTAGCTCAAACATTTCCTGTCTGTCACCTTCTAGAGAAACATTTTCACCATCAACAGAATAATTTAGTTTATAAAGCTTATTATTGCACCAGCCTTGCATGATAAAATAACTGTCATACACATCTCTAATGTAATACCATTCATTATCTTCAGTATCATACTGAGCGATTAAATTATATAGCGCATACTGTATTTCTCCATGAGATAATTCAACAGAAAAAAGCTTTGTAAATTTTTCAGGCTCACCATCACCGGCATCATCATTATTATTATCACCAGCATCATCATCGCCGTCACCAGCACCATCGTCGCCTTCACCAGCGTCATCATCACCAGAATTGTCGCCGTCAGTATTACCTTCTTGGCCTTCGCCAGTGCTATCGTCGTCATCAAATGCTTCAGCAAACTTTGCTTCAAGTTCCTCATCAGAAAGTCCTTCAATTTCAAAAGTTACTTCCTCGGCAGTTTTGCCATATTTTGCGAGTAATTCTTCAAACTTCACTTCGTTTCCTCCTTTCTGTGTGGTATTTGTATTGAAATTGGATAAAGTTATATTTAACTTTTCCAATACTTCAATCATTTTTTCTTGATATGTAAATACAGGTTCTTTATAACAAAAATCTGTAATATCAGCTCTTGAACCAAGCATTCCTTCGCCAATTTCGTTTCCATATTCATCAGATCCAAGAAGGGTAGTGCCGCCAAAATAAAAATCTGTTAAATCAAGATATTTTTCCTTAGCATTATAAGAAAGCTCGTTTATTACTAACTCACATGACACTTTAGTTCCATTCTTTCTACGAATAATATCCGCTGCTTCAGTATATCCTTCAGGAATTACACCATATGCCATAACATAAGTCTTATCCATATCTTCATCATACTCTAGCCAAGGCTCATCTGCCGTAAAACATCCTACTTGCTTTTCAAGATAATTAATTTCTGTTTCTCCATCTTCATTCTCAATAATCTCCATATTATGAGCATAGAAGTCTACTGAGCCATCTTTTAATTCATGAATATATGCTAAAATAGGTCTATATTTCAACGTAGGCATGGCCTTTTCCATATTTTCTTTAGAAATATGGCTGCCATTGCGATTGGTTTCTGTGTGACATACTTTCAATTTTAACTTAAGCATTCCAGGGGTATTATCTTCTTCAGATGCAAAATATCCATTTGTAGTAACAACAATTGGTTTTCCAGATTCCTTAGAGCTAAAATTAGTAGTTTTATTTTGCTGCACATAAAACTGATATAAATCATCAAGAGTTAAAATTTGCTTTTTCATATTCGTCCTCCTTTCTTGTAGAATAGAATCTCGGACATTTGTCCTTATATTAGAAAACTAACGTATTTGTATACGCAAGTTTTTTAATATCAATATTTTCAAATTTAAAATGTTTGGGAACAACATTCATAAATGTATATGTATTATTAATTTGTGATACAATTTGGAATCCAGCAGACATTAATTTATTTGCAGTATTCAAATCTTGCACAATAATAAACTTAGCATTATTCATGTATATCCCTCCTTATTTGTCATTTTTATCTTTATCCCTAGTTTCAACACCTTCGTCAGTTAAATCTCCTTCGTCGGCAGTTGGTCTACCTTGAGAGTCAGTTTGAGCACTTTGAGTATTTGTAGATACAAGTGGATTATTCCATCTTTCTGTACCAAGTTTGAGTAATTGTCTCTCTAAGAAGTCCATACCAAAACTCTTCTGAGGATTAGCTCTAATCATAGATGCCAATTCTGTCTTAACTGGTAATCCAAGACCAGCTAACTTGGTATATTTTTCAATTTCTTCATCCATAAAATATGGTGAAATATCAGAATACTCAACTGCAACAGTTTCTACCTTATGATTATATTTTAAATATAATTTTAACCATGCATTAATCTGAGTGACAGGCTTCATAGCATCCTCGCACTCTACCTTCATAGCCATTTTGAATGCTGTGGAGTTGGTAATTTTATTAGAATTGAGAACAATAGAGCCATTACTCTCAATCAAATTGCTATATGCCTTAGATAAAACATTAGTATCACTTGCATCATTTGCCTTGAAGTCAATAATGTCTAGGTCCATAGGGGAGAGCCCATAAGATACATTATCTGGTAACTCTGCACCAAGCTTCTTCATAAATGCAAGGGCCAAGTCTAAATTAACTGCAAAATCATCTGGATTTGATGTTCCTTGCAATGTATCTAATTTACCCCAGACTAATTTATAATTCTGTAAAGAGTCTATTTCATCTTGAGCTGCTTGTAAGTCAGTAATTGAAATAATACTTTCTAACAAACCAGACATTGGAGGAATTGCATAATCCAAATTATCTAAATCAATTTTTACACAAATTGTTCTTTCAATTGGTAACTGTTTCCATCTAATATTATCTCTTTGGAATTCATTATATAATGTTGTAAATTCCTTATCGTAATATTCAAGTTGCTCTTCGTTACCATTAAAATAAGACATATCAAATAAGAAACCCAATACACCTGAATCAAAAGATGCACAATTAACTTTACAATAATCTGGATCTAATAAATGAATATAAAAAGACCCATCTTTTTCAGGGTCTCCATAAATATAACCATATGTAATTCCGTTTTTCCATGCTTGTAACATCAGTTTATATATCTGAGTTTCCATATGCATATTTGTAACTATATTAACTGTGCGCTCGTATTCTTTTAAAATTGATTCTTCATCATTATCCTCAATCATGCTAACTACAGGATATGCGCTCCAAGTCTTGCAATTAATCTGGTGCGCCTTATAGTTAATCATTCTGCGATATACATGAGAAATTGTATACAAATAATTACTTAATTTACGCAAATTCTTATTGTTTGAATCTGTAGCGGGGTTTCTTAAGTATGTTCTTAATGTTTCCCTATTATAAGTGCTAGTATTTCTAGATGGGATTTTCCCTGGATCAAAAAGCTGTAAAATATTTTTAAGCTCTTTGGCAAATGCCTCTACTTTTTTTCTTTTTTCTTCTTCAAAATGTTTAATTCTATCTTTAGTTTCCATTAGCATT